TTAGAATCCATTTATATCATTATTCCTTTCCAGTCATATTTAGTTTCTAAAACATATGTGTTATTAATACAGATTGGGTCATGTGATCCTATCTCAATGAAATATCCGTTTTTTTTATTATTTAATACATTTAATACATATTTATCTTGAAGTGCTTGTCCGTTATATGCCATTGTATATTTTATTATAAAATGCATTTAAATATATTTAATATATATAAATAATAAAATGGAAGAATCATTTTCTAGCTGTAATAATAAAAAAGAATATTTTGATAAATTATTAGATAAATTATTTAAACAAAAAAAAGATGGATTTTATATAGAATTAGGTGGCAATGATGGATTAACCCAAAGTAATACAGCATTTTTTGAATTTTATCGTAACTGGAAAGGAATTTTAATTGAACCTTCATTAAAAGGATATAATTTATGTATTAAAAATCGTCCAAATTCTATTTGTATAAATAAAGGATGTGTATCTAATGATTATATTGGAAATACAGCAAAAGGAAATTTTGGTAATAATTCTTTAATGGGATCAATTGATGGAATTAGACAAATGGGTTTTGATGATTCTAGTATTGAAATATCAGTGACTACATTAGAAAAAATATTAGACGAAATAAATGTAAAGAATATAGATTTATTATCGTTAGATGTTGAAGGATATGAACTAGAAGTTTTAAAGGGATTAAATTTAAATAAATATAGACCCATATATTTATTAATTGAAATTTATATTGATAAATTTAATGAAATTGTTAAATATTTAAGTTTAAATAATTATAAGTTAATTAGTAATTTTTCTAATTATAATAAAGTAGATAATCCTGGATGGGATGGAACTCATAATGATTTTTTGTTTTGTAATTCAATATCATAATTAACCATTTTTACATACATTATTATATTTATTTAATAAATAAATATAATATTTAATTATTTCACCAGTAATAATGTTCATTTATAATTATATTAATTATATTAATATTTAATATTATTAGGGTGCATTATATATAAATATTCAAATTAATATATTCAAATCAATTTATTATAAACTTATATATTTTTTTAAATTTTTTGAATGAATATGTAAATTAATTATAGGTATATCTTCATTATCGATTTGTAAAAAAGGTTCATGCCCAGATTTTTCTTTCTTCCATATTATTGTATATTTTGAATAATTAATTAAACAAGTTTCATTTACGAATCCTTCAGTATTTCCTTTACAATTTCTTGGATCTATCCCACCTATAAATTGACCTATTGCAGCTGCATCAAATATACAATTATAATGTTCAAATTTATTAGTTATAATAGAAAATATTTGCGAACATTTATTTGTTTTAAAAATAGGCAAAGAATCAATTAAATTTGGAAATTGATAAAAACAATTCGCCCAATTTTCCATATCATTTAAATTGGATTTAAAATGTTGTAAGCACAAATTCAAAACATTGTGGGTAGGTAAAAACATTAAACCAGGAATACATCTTTTTTGTGAATCTATTGTTAATAAAATCTTATTTTTATCATGAAAATTAATTAGTTTTAAATCTTTGTAGATTAATACATCATTTTCAATATGGATTATATTTTCACAATTATTTTTTTTCATATAATGAAAGATAGCTAAAAATCTAAATGTGGTAAAATACCAAAATCCATTTCTAAAAGTATTTGAATTATTATTTGTAATATTTGAATAATTTGAAATTAAATCTTCAATTATTACTATTTTAACTTTTAAATTTTCAAATTTTGATTTAAATTTTTTATCACATATGACTGTAATCTCTGAATTATTCGTTTTTTGAAGTTGGTAAATATTGTCCAAAATATACGATTGAAAATTATTGAGCATTACTAAAACAATTTCCATTTATAATGAATAGTTAAATCGTTTGGGAATATATTACGAATGAATAATCAAATGCTAATTCCTTTAAATATCCATAACGGTCTGCTTGACCAAAGTGTCCCTGTTGCATCTCTGTTTTTAATAACAGCATACTCTTAGGATTTTGATTAAATTCCCTCAATTTGGCTATCCATTTTGCCGGTTCCCAATAGGCTACTCGAGGATCATTCAATCCTGCTAATGCCAAAATATGAGGATATTTTTCTTGTCTTACATTATCATAAGGACTATATTGTAAAATATAATCATAATACTTTTTTTCATTTGGATTGCCCCATTGTTCCCATTCAGGTATGGTTAAAGGAATACTTGGATCACACATTGTATTCATTACATCCACAAATGGTACTCCTGCAATAACACAATGAAACAAATCAGGGCGCATGGTTACAGCAGCCCCTACTAGTAATCCACCAGCACTTCTTCCTTCAATTGTAATTTTATTTCCATAGTTTTCCTGTCTTAAGTGCTCCGCACATGCAATAAAATCTTGAAAGGTATTCATTTTTTTCAACATTTTTCCTTCTTCAAACCACTCATAACCCAAAAAACTACCACCACGCACATGTGCAATTGCATAAACAAACCCCCTATTCAATAATGGTAATATTGATGCACGAAATGTAGGATCAATAGTAATACCATAAGATCCATACCCATATAAATAAATAGGATTGCTGCCATCTTTTTGAAACATATCTTTTCGGTAAATAAGGGACATCGGCACCTTATTCTCTTTTGTATAAATACGCTCTACTCGATATAAAGAAGAATCAAAATTGGGTATTTCCTTTACTCTAATTATATTTCCCTCTCTCGTATCCAAGTTCAAACGATGACAAGTTACAGGTGTTTTTAAAGAAGTTTGACAGTAAAAAATAATATTTGAATTGTAAAATAATCTCATCAAAGAAAGATTAATAATTTCTCCTTCTGCATCAATCCAATAGTTCTTTTTTTTAAGTTCATGTGGAATAACCCAAATGTAACTATTTCCATTTTTCTTAACCGATAGGATTAAATAATCTTTTAAAATAACCATTCCTTCAATATAAATTGAAGATTCATAAGGCATATAATCATTCCAATTCTCTTCATTTGTATTTTCCATTTCACATTCCATTATTTTGAAATTTTTTGCATCATCTTTATTGGTTAAAATAAATAACCGATTTTGATATACTGATACTTCATATTTATGTCCTTGTCGAAAATCTGTTACTTGTTTAATATTTTTATTTTCATGTGTAAAATAAAAAACTTTTGATGATTCTACACTATCAGAATGCAAAAATAAATAACGATTATCCTCTCCAACCGAAAATCCTAGACTATAAAGTTCTTCCGTTTCTTCATAAATCTTTACATGTTCCTTTGTATAAAAATCATAATTCCACAACTGATGAATTCTATTTTCATTATTACCTTGTAAGTAGTAAATAGAATTTTGATACCATTCGTAACCACCGTACATTAAATTAGGAATAGAGTGAAGTATATTTTCTTTAGTTTTAATTGATTGGATTACTAAATTATAATTTTCTGAACCATTATAATCAACACAATAACTCATCAATGTTTGTTCTTCATTCACACGAAAACTTTTTAAATGAAATGATTTCTTTTCAAAAGCTAGGTTATTTTCATCGAGTAATATTTCTTCTTCGTTGTTTTCCATATTTACTCGACAATGGAGATGATAACTTTTTCCTGTTAAGGTTCTTGAAAAATAATAATATTTACTTTTCCAACCTTCCTTTAAATGACTTTGAGGTAAAGGAAGACTGTCATAATCTTCCTTAACATTGGATAACAATTCTTGGTATAAATTATTTTGAGTAGATTCTTGTCCATTCATAATAAATCTTGTGTAATCATTTTCTTTATGTAATACATCTAATACCTCTTGCGACTGCTTATTCCTTAACCAAAAATAGTTGTCTTCTCTATAGATTCCGGGAAACATTGCATTTTCTCCACGAAATACTCCATCCATTTTTCCAAAAAATACTTGATGAGGTATTCTCTTAATAGTAGGACGCTCCATTATAATATTGTAAAAAATATTATTTATATCTTAATATAATATACTTTAATTATCCAGATTGTGTATAAGATGTTTGAATAAAATAAAATCCTAATAAAACCAATATCATTCCTCCAATATAACGCTTCATGTCAAATTTTTCCAATTTAAAAAAATACCAACTTGCTAAAAATGTTATAAACACAGAAACACTTAATAATAAATGGACATTGGTCGGATTATCAGAATAAAACATTGCATAATAAATAAGAAAACGAGATAAAATCATGGTTACTACCACCAAAATAGAAATTTCAATAAAATATTTGTCATACTTTGATAATAATTTGAGGGAAAATATATGAATCCCAATTACTATTGCTGCTAATAATGAAAATAATAAATATTCCATTTATTCTATAAAATTGAATAATATTTTATTAATATTTTCTCTCTAACTTAACAATATGAAACCCATTCAAGATATTGAAAATATAGCCCACTCCCAAAAAACACTTGTACATGAAAAATCTTTATTAAAGAAAAATATTATAGAATGTGTGAAAGATCTAAATGATCAATCTATTTTATCTAACGATCTTAGCAAAGAACTTATTCTTTTAAAAAGAAAATATAAGATTTCTCCTTCAAAAGCACAATTAGGAATGGTGTATGATATCTTGGTGGATCAAAATATTATACCTAAGAATGAAAAACTTCAAAATTTTATTAAAACAAAAGAAATGAGATCATTATCAGGTGTAATTGTCATGTCAGTTATTACCAGCCCTTATCCTGAATATGTACAAAATGGAAAAAAAAGAAAACAAATATTTAGTTGCAAACATGATTGCTTTTATTGTCCCAAAGAAATTGATGATAATGGTAATGATGTAAATCCGCGTAGTTATTTAAGTGCTGAACCGACTGTAGCAAGAGGATTACAAAATGATTTCGATCCTGTGCGTCAGTTTAACGACCGAGCGTATCAATATTTATTAAATAGACACTATGTGGATAAGATTGAACTTATAGTATTAGGAGGAACATGGACTGAATATCCCAAAGAATACCAAGAAACTTTTATAAGAGATTTATTTTGGGCCGCCAATAATTTATATAATGATCAAAAAAATCCAAAAGGGAGCTTAGAATATGAACAAAAAATCAACGAAAAATCAAAATCTAGAATTATTGGACTTACTCTCGAAATGCGACCAGACTCAATAAATGAAGAAGAAATATTTTGGCTGCGTAAATTAGGTTGTACTCGAGTTCAACTTGGAATTCAACATACAGATGATTCAATTTTAAAAAAAGTAAATAGAGGATGTAATAGAAAAGATGCAGAAAATGCTTTGACTATGCTTAAAAATTATGGATATAAAGTAGATGCACATTGGATGCCAGATTTACCTGGCAGTTCGCCTGAAATCGACAAAAAAATGTTTCGTAATATATTATATCGTCCTGAATTGCAATTCGATCAATGGAAAATTTATCCTACTTCTGTCGTCCCTTGGACAAAAATAAAAAAATGGTTTGATGAAGGAACATATACTCCTTATACCGACCAAGATCCCGAAAATTTAATGAATGTATTAATGATGGTAAAACAACAAGTACATCCCTGGATCCGCTTGAACCGTGTAGTAAGAGACATTCCAAATAAAACCAGGGAGGGGAAACTTTATATTTACGGAGGAAATAAAAAAACAAATCTCAGACAAATGTTACACCAACGCTTAGATGAGAAGGGAATGTTTTGTGGTTGTATCCGATGTAGAGAAGTTAAAGGAAATATTTCATTATTAGAATCAGCAGTAATAGTAGAAAGGGAATATGAATCTTCTGGAGGTATTGAATATTTTATAAGTATTGAAAGTGGAAATAGCAAAACTTCTTATTTAAATTCAGGTAAATGGTTCTCTATTGAAGGAAAAAATGAACCAGGAATATTATATGGATTTATAAGATTACGATTATGTAATAATAAAAGTAATAAATATTTACAAAGTATAATAGATTGTGCTTTGATAAGAGAACTTCATATTTATGGACAAGTGAAAAGTAAATATGATAAAAATGAAAATAATAATTTTTGTCAAAATAAAGGATTAGGAAAACAATTGATGAATAGAGTGGAAAAAATTGCTATTAAAAACGGATATCAGAAAATTGCAGTTATATCAGGAATTGGAGTAAAGGACTATTATAGAAAACTTGGCTATAAATCACAAGAAACTTATATGATTAAAGAAATTTCTATTATAAAATTTTATCTAAATCAAAATATTCATCAAATTTTAGATCATTTATGGTTAATATTTGCTTATATATACATAATTTATACTAATTATAATAATATTCTTTGAAACATAAACCAATTGTCCCATTGAAGCAATTCTTTTTTTTCTACGAATTCAGTATGAATTTTAAATTTATCAAAATTATTAACAATTAAATCGGCCAAAAGTACTTGGTCATCTTTTAAAATGTATTCATGTTGAAAATATTCAGCTAACCGTTTGTAATAAGTTTGGAACCACCAGTCAATACTGTTTTTGTTAATTAATAAAAAACCTCCTGATATAAATATATTATCTTCAGGTACTTGAGTACTGGGCATACCCAATTTATTTTTATTTAAAAATACATTACAAAGCTTAAAGGCCTCTTGTTGATTTCCACAAACATTACCATAATGAATTTTAAATTTTTCCAACTCTTGTACTCTAAATTTATTAGGCCATTCTTTTATTTTTTCATTTTGTAAATCACAATCTCTTCCTCTAAAATATCCAATATCCATCCATCCAAACCAAGTACTATTTTTGAAATATTGCTGAGAATGGGCTTTTTTTATAAATGATATTTTTTCATTCCAAATCATATTTAGCGTCCAATCTATCTTTTTATGTAATTTGTACATACTTTTTGAATGATTTTTTTCCCAATTTTCTTTCCACTGGTAAGTATAAAATTCAGTTTTTGGATAGATTATCATCTTTATTCTATGATTATTATGTAAATATTGTTCTATCATTACTTTACTCTTTTCATCTGTAAAAATAACTAAATTAAATTTTACTACATTCTCTAATAAATTTTTAATCCATTGTTGATATTCCTTTTTATCATATTTAGAATCGGCAATATACCAAGCAGTTACAAATGTAATCATCTATATATTATTTATAATTAAAAAAATATAGAAATTTAAATATAAATATTTATAAAATGATTCCCAAA